AAGTTGTCAAAAAAGGATATTGAAGATATCCAATCTCAAGATGTGGAACATCTTGATTAACAGAGTAAAACGGCTGTGCAAACTTGTTTGCATGGCTGTTTTAATCAAGACAAGCGCAGCGCGTCAGAAATAAGCACTAATACTCTTGATATATTAGTGCTTATTGACACCAAATCCTTAAATTTGGTAAGTGAACGAGTCGGAGGGAGCGCAGCGGACGACAATCGAGTGAACAAACCAAATGAAAAAGGGTTTGGTGTAATAAAAACAAAAAAAAACAAAAATTATGAGTATATGGAGTAGCCTAGCCACTTGGGCAAAAAGTGGCGCACCAAGTAGTCAATCTGTATTAAATACAGGATTAACAATGCTAACTAATTATCAAAATCGTCAAAGGGCTTTAGCAGACCAAAAAGCATTAAATTTATATAATTCACCTAAACAACAAATGCAGAGGTTTAGAGAAGCTGGTTTAAACCCAAATCTTATATATAAACAAACAAATGAAGGTGCAGCAGTAAGAAGTACAGATGCTATAGCACCAAAATTAGATGAATCACAATTAGATGTATTAGGAAAATCTAATAATATACAAGTACAAAAGTTAAATATGGAAAGTATGAAACTTAGAAATCAAAACCAACAATTACAAAATGAGATATTAGCAGCTCAATTACCTGATTTGAAACAAAAACCATTTTTTCAAAATCAACAATCACAAGCAGCTTATGATAATTTAATTGAACAAGTTAATTTAAAGAGGTTAGAAAGAAGCCAATATCCTATAAAAACTGATATATTAGCAGGTCAATTAAAAGCATTAACAACAAATAATGCTTATTTAAATACAACTTTAATGCAAAAGTATGATATTAACGAATTAGTAAAAAAGCATATGGATGAGATTATTAAAGGAAAAGTTATGGAAAATGATTTGCAAAAAATGGATGTAGATGTTAGAAAAGAATTAAATGAAATAGTAGACGGGTTAGGTAGTTCTGTAGGTGGAAAAATTATGGAATTTTTAGGAAAAGCAGCTTTAATGTATATGGGAAAAGCTAATCCTGTAAAGAATATTTATTTACCAAAAAAACCCAACTAATGAGATTATATACACAAGACCAAATATTAAGGTTAATAAAATTATATAATACGGCAGACATGTCCGAAAAAGAGTTACTTAAAAAGTACGTAGAACAGGCATTATATAAATATTTCAATAACAAACTAAAAACAAAAACATGCGAAGAAGGAGCTATCGCCGAACATCTCGAAAGGGCAGTTATGGCAAACGACGTAAAGTAAGCCGAACATACTATGTATCACGCGGCGGAATTAGACTATAACAAATGGGGGTTAGTCACCCCCTAATTAAAATTGTTTTAAAATCAAACAAAATCAAACAAAATGGGAAAAAACTTATTCAATTCCATTAAACTCGAAAGACCAAAAAAAAATGTCTTTGACCTCACGCATGACGTGAAATTATCAGCTGATATGGGTAACCTTACCCCTATTTTAACATTAGAATGTGTTCCTGGAGACAAGTTCGAACTCGGATGTGAATCACTTATTAGATTTAGTCCCTTAATTGCTCCTGTTATGCATCGAATGGATGTAAGTATGCATTATTTCTTTGTACCAAATCGTATTTTATGGGACAATTGGGAAAAGTTTATAACAGATGCAAATAGTGGTGCAGTAATGCCTTATTTAAATTCAGCATCATTTGAACCAAGATATGCAACAACATTTCCAACTTCAGCACTTACTGCCGATTATTTAGGTGTTCCACCACCTCCTAATTCATCAACATCTACTCAAATTAATGCTTTACCTTTTGCTGCATATCAATGTATTTATAATGAATATTATAGAGATCAAAATTTGATTTCTCCAATAAATTATAAACTAACAGATGGAGATAATGATGTATCAGTTCCAAGATTTCGTGAATTAACTGATCTAAGAAAAAGAGCATGGGAACACGATTATTTTACCGCAGCATTACCCTTTGCACAAAAAGGCGCTGCAGTAGATATTCCTTTAGGAGAAATTTCAGGAGATGCTTTAGTAAAAACAAGCGGTACAACAACTACTTTAACAGGTACAACTAATATTACTGTTCCAAACGCTTCTTCAACACCACCATATTCACCAAATCAATTATTTGCAGAAACTGATGGTTTAGAATTACAACCAACAACAATTAATGATTTAAGACGTGCTTTTAGATTACAGGAATGGTTGGAAAAGAATGCGAGAGGTGGTACACGTTATATTGAAAGTATTTTAACACATTTTGGTGTTAAATCTTCAGACAAACGATTACAAAGACCTGAGTATATTACTGGAGTAAAATCACCAGTAATTATTAGTGAAATTGTAAATACAACAGGTCAAACTGAAGGTTTACCTCAAGGAAACATGGCAGGTCATGGTATGTCAGTAAGCTCAGGTCGTTCAGGTTCTTATTATTGTGAAGAACACGGATATATTATTGGAATTATGTCAGTTATGCCTAAAACAGCATATCAACAAGGTATTCCTAAAACTTTTCTTAAAAATGACACATTAGATTATTATTGGCCTTCATTCGCACATATTGGTGAACAACCTGTATTAAATAATGAATTATATGCATATACTGCTACAGGTGAAGATACATTTGGATATGTACCACGTTATAGTGAATATAAATTCATGCCATCTCGTGTTGCAGGTGATTTTCGTACTGAATTAGATTTTTGGCATTTAGGAAGGATATTTAATGAACAACCATCATTGAGTGCAGCATTTGTAGAATGTGAACCAACAAAACGTGTTTTTGCAGTTGAAGATGGAGTGCAATCACTATATTGTCATGTATTAAATAAAATCAAGGCTATAAGACCTATGCCAAAATTTGGTACACCAATGTTTTAAACATGAGTACAAGATGTATAACACCTTTTTATAAAAAAGAACCAATAAGAGGCGAATACATGCCATTACCATGTGGAAAATGCCCCCCATGTAAAAAACGCCGCACTAGTGGATGGTCGTTTAGATTAGTTAAAGAAGGAGAGCGGAGTTTATCCGCTCTCTTTATTACTTTAACATACGATACACAATTTGTACCAATAACAAAAAATGGTTATATGAATCTTGATCTACAAGATTTACAAAAGTTTTTTAAACGATTAAGAAAAAAAACAGATGAAAAACTTAAATATTATGCAGTTGGGGAATATGGAAGTCAAAAAAAGCGACCACATTATCATATCATTCTTTTTAATGCTAATAAAGAACATGTTTTGGATGCTTGGACTATTAATAGTCAGCCTATTGGCTCTTGTCATATTGGCAATGTTAGTGTTGCCAGTATCGGTTATACGTTAAAATATATGTGTAAAGAATCAAAAATTCCAATGCATCAAAATGATGATAGAAAAAAAGAATTTGCAGTAATGTCTAAAGGATTAGGAAAAAATTATATGACAAATGCCATGATTAAATGGCATAAAAACGATTTATTAAATCGTATGTATGTACCTATTGAAGACGGCAAAAAGATAGCAATGCCTAGATATTTTAAGGATAAAATATATTCAGAAATAGAAAAGGATAAAATTAATGAACATATGGTTAAAATTGGTGAATTAGAAGACCAAAAATTACTTCAATTTTATGGCTCAGAATATGAAAAGGAAAGAATGCAAATGGAACAGGGTTTAAGAGCATTTAAAAAAATGTATAAAGATTCAGAATATGAAAGAAAACAAAACTATGAAAATTAAAAATTTTATGAATTATGGTACTTTTGAAAAAGACCATGAAAAAGACTTTGGACCTAGTCAAACTATACCTGACCAAACAATGTCTATTAGAGAGTTAGTAAGAAGATATGCAAGTGGTTTACCTCTTGGAGGTAGTAGAGAACCAATATTTGAGGGTGAAGATGGAGATGGTATTGACCCTCGCAGACTCGATTTAGCAGAAAGGCAAGAACTTGAAATAGCTGCTCGTCAGGAACTTGCTGAAATCGAATCGCGTTTAAAGAGCACAAGAATAACAACTGAACAAAAGTTGTCAAAAAAGGATATTGAAGATATCCAATCTCAAGATGTGGAACATCTTGATTAACAGAGTAAAACGGCTGTGCAAACTTGTTTGCATGGCTGTTTTAATCAAGACAAG